GCTGTCGAATGGAGTCTCAATCGTCTCGTCTTCGGCACGACTTTGATTATCCATAACGCCAGATCGAACATCATCTCCAAGAATCTCATACAGACGAGTCTTCAGAGTTGCATAGTCCTTGAAGTTCTTTGGAGAAACAAACTCATTGAGAGGATATTGCTTGTTCCAAATTGCTTCCAACTTTGCATCATCTCCACCAAGTAGAGGAGATGCAGGAGAAAATTCTGACTTGTCGTAGTTGGTATAACCAGCCACCTTACGAATCTTCAACTTGAAGTCAGCACCCGCCCAGAAGTTAAACGGATCCATTGCACTCTCATCCTTGAATTCTGGATACATTGCTTCCTTGATCTTATCGAAGATCTTGATACCATACTTGAAGAGGAATACCTTTCCTTCGTTCTGTGGATTAGATTCATCCTTGATTACAAGAATGTTGGAAATGTAAGACAACTTACGCTTGCGCTCACGAGCAATGTTCTTGTCTGATTCAATTCCACTATTCCACAATTCGTTATTCAACTCGCACACAGGACACTTTGCACCGCTTGTTGTCAAGCAGTTCTCAATGAACCAACCATTCTTTCCCTGAAAGGCATGAGAGTATAGTTTGATGAATGGAAGTTCTTCCTGCTTCGGTGCTGGCAGAAACCGAATTACTGCATACCCGTTTCCGGACTTATCCGGTGTGGCACGCCAGAAGCGATCATCCTTATAATCCTTCTTTCCTTCGATACTCTCAAGAGCCTTCGAAAGATCACTGATGCTTGACTTTGCCTTGTTCTTAAAATCGCTAAATGATGACATTCGTATCCTTTGTGGGATCTACCCACGGTTAAATTTTGACGGGAACTCCCCGCCTCGACATAAGTAATTATAACACATAATACTTAAATTGGTAGTTTATTCTTTATTTTTGGTAGAAGATTAATCTGGCGTGCCTCTTCTTGAAGCTTCTCGATGATTGGTTTTGTTAGAAACTTCGCAGCAACTTCTGGTTCAATCTCCATGTCTTCGGTGACAGCCATCACGGCTTCTAAGTATGTGCCATTCCATTTGCTTATGTGTATCTCCACTTTTTTACAAAACTGTTGTTGTTTTTCTGGATCAAATATCATTTTAGTTCCTATTTCTATGGTTATACATACTTTTACTAATACGGAGAATTTTAATGGCAGACACCGATAAAGACCTGACGATTGATGTTTCAGGAAACACCGCAAGTATAGCAACAGATTACTTATATGTCAATGGTATAAGTTCAGATGCTGCACACGTTCAAATAACCAAGGTGATGTGGGGTGCAAGCGGAGAAGCATTCCGGGTATCGCAGACTACTCCTCTTCCTGTTAATATTTATTCCACCAATCCAAGTACTATACTAGGAATATCTGGCTCTGTGTCTGGAACAGTCACTGTGCAGAATAGTGGAACTACTGGTGGCTTTGTATATGTCAAAGGAAGCACTGGATATCAATTACCAGTCACTGGAAACATTCAAGGAGTGACTAACGGAGTTCTCATCGGTGTTACAGGAACTCTGAAAATTTCTCAACCAATCATAGTTGGTGGAGCTGGTTCTGCTGGTAACACTGTTAATGCTGTAGCAATTACTGGTGGTAGATATTTCTCATCTTCTACCGACAGTATTACCGTAACAGGATCTGTTGCTGTTAGTGGTGGTAGATATCTAAACGCAGTCACTGATACTGTATCATGCCTTGGTTCAGATCTTGGTAGTAAAGTTCTCACCAAGCTATTTGATTCTGCTGGTTCGACTTTATCATCCACAGCTAATGCTTTAAACGTCTATATGACTAATGCTGGCTTTACTGCAACTGTGAGTATATCTGCCAATACTGGAGTTTCTAACTATAACAACATTCCTCTTGTTGTTGCAGGAACCACTGGTGGTGGAGCTATTGTTGTAAAGGGCGAAAATGGGGATGCTATCGAAGTCACTGCTACTACTCCTCTTGATGTAAATGTAACGAATGATCTATCGATAGATGATACTGCAATAGTTAATGCTCTTACTTTAGAGACGAATCCATTAGTATCGCGCTTGACAGATATCAAAACAAACACAGCAGTTATATCTTCGCTCAAGACAGATATAACCAATGGAAATCTTAGAGCTAAGATCTCCGAGATTACTCGACCAGGCAAAGTAGCTAGTGCGACTAAGACTATAACTCCATCTGCTGGTCAGTTGGAAGCAAACATAACACTCAAGGTTGGAGTTACACTCAAGGCACACAGCACCAACACAGACATTGTGTATGTTGGTGGATCTGCATTGCTTACTAACACCACCGATGGGTATCCACTAGAAGCTGGTGAAAGCATATTCATAGAGTGTGCTAATGTTAACGGATTGTATGCCAGATCAGTTACTGGATCACAGAAGTTAAGTTACATCGGTTCATGATATGTCAGGAATACGAAGAAACACAAAAAGAACATTCACACAGAAAGACAAGAGATCATTTCATCTTGTTGGCAGTGATCTGTTTTTTGGATTAGTGTTTGCTTCGAAGCAGAGTTATTACTATAAGGTAAATAGAAACTTAGTAACAACTCCGTCTTTCACATTCTATAGCAATCAGACTAAAGTAATAATTGATTATAGTAATTCTAAGAACGCAGATGATCTGTCGTATATCTCTTCATTCTTTAATTCTCTTACTTCAGGAATTACATTTGAATATACCGATACTATCTATGTGAATGATGCATCTGGTACATCAGCTGACCTTTCTGGCATTTATCAGTTCACATCATTTGAACAAAATAAGTTAATAAAAGCTAACTTAATTTCAAATGCTAGTATGCCCTCTTCTAGAGATTTCTATAATTCTAAATTCTTTACAGACACACCACAGCTGAATAAATCCGGTGGAGTTTCCGATACCCAACAAAGAACCAATATAATTAAAAATACTATTCCAAATGGATTGTATTCATTTACTCGGTTGGGTGCTAGAGTGGGTGACTATGTTGATTTTTCTGGAACTGATAATAATAAATGGACAAAGTTAAAAGTAAAAAATATATTCATCGATACTGATGGCTTTGAATGTATTGAAGTAGAATCGGCAATCGCTGATGAGAATCTGATAGGAAATGGTATCCTAGTTAATTTATACTTCGAGGGAGAATCTTCAACAGAAGTTGATTTAGATAATAAAACTTATGGAACCTGTGTGCTTAGATTTGTAGATGGTTCTAGTATATGTTTACCATCCCAAAATTCATTTCAATGCACAGATAGATCAACCCAGCTAAAAGCAGCATCGGCAACATATACTCCATACGTCACCTGCGATGATATCAATTCACTATCAACAACAGTTGCAACAGTTGCATCAACAAATACAACTGCTGTAGTGCCGACTCCCACCGTTGCTCTAACAACAACTGATGCCACCACAATATTAGCTATATCAAGCACTGTTAGACCTAAAACTACAGTTAAGAATATAAGTATAAAGCTAGCAACAATAGGCGGAAAACTAGCAATAACTCAAGATGGAATAGCATTAAACGAAGTTGCTGTTGGAATTGATACCACTATAAAGATATCAACTAGCGATCCGACTTTATTAAATTATTCGTTTGCGTTCTCTTCTACAAATCCAGAAAAAATAGTAACACCAATCGTGGATAATATTATTAATATTGGAAAGCCAGGAACATCAAGTTCATATATTTCAATACAGACTGGTAAACAAAATAAAGAAATATATCTAACGTCTTCTTCTAATAGAAGTTTGTTCTTTAAAATAAAAATAGTTAAATAAAAACACCCCTGTTGCCAGAGGTGAGTCAATTCAGATGCGGGATGACCAGTCCCCACTGCTTTAAGCAGCCATTGCTAATTGGTTAGCAATCATGGTTTGCAACTGTTTATTTACGTTTCTTGTTACCCGAAACGGACATCTACTTCTTCACTACTACTTGCCAATCGATACCTTATCGGGCCCCTTAACAACTAATACTTGGGTTGGTTCCCATGAACCGAATGGACCCGAGGGGAGTCGAACCCCTGTGTTGTGCAACTCTCGTTCCGAGATCAACAATGTCAATGCAAGAGGAGGGATTCGAACCTTCGTAGAAATGAATCAGCAGATTTACAGTCTGCCCTCGTTGTCCGCTTGAGTACTCTTGCTTAATATATCAAAGCTTAGCGCGTGTTAAATTTAATAGTTTATGAATTTGCAAATCACACTGAGTGTCTCTTTGTTTACCTGGCCAGAAGATATAATCTTTGGCAATGTTCTTCTTCAAACTTACAAGCAATGGCAGAATGACTTTTTCTATTTCTCCCATTCGTGCCTTTAACAACTCATCGTATTGATTCTTAACGGCAATAGCTCCATCGCATGTGGAGTTAATTTCTAGGATCATATCGAGCTTAGCTTTAATTGCAGCAATCTCATCTGAGTCTGCAGGAGATGGTGCTATAAGCTCGCCTAGTTCACTCTCATTGACTGTACTAAAACCAAAGTCAGTATTTAAAAGAGAAGGGTCGATGTTGTATGAGAAAGGATCTGCCATAATATTATATATTCGTAAATAGGATGTATAGGATTCGAACCTACTGCCACCTCGTTATAAGCAAGGCTGGGCCTCCGAGACCCCCACATCCCATGTGGTGTATCAATTATACACTGATGTTTGGTAAGTTACAACCAATAAATGTTACTTTTTTTATTGGTTACATGTCCCTTTTCATTTTTTACTAAGTAGTTACTATTCTGTCGATCTTCATCGTTACCTAACCTGTAGTTGATTTGCTCTACTCCTACTGGCAGTAGTTTAGTCTTATCTAACAATTCAATTACTTGCTTAGTAACAGCAACTGCTTCTTCTTCTGAAAGTTGTAGAGGAATATCAATATGAATTCTGAACATAATCTCTCCTTTAAATAGCACGGGTGGGACTTGAACCCACAAGACTTTACAGTCGGCAGATTTTAAGTCTGCTGCGTATGCC